ATCCACTGCACAAAAAGTATGTTGATTATCTAACATCTAGGGGGATAAATTATAGTGATTATCCCTTTATGATTACTCCAAATGAGTTAGGTAGAATGGGTAATCGTGTTATAATACCATACACTTATAACAATAAAATTGTAGGTCACACTAGCAGATTTCTAGACAACAAGATACCCAAGTACATTAATGAACAACAACCTGGATATGTGTTCGGTATTGACTTTCAAAAGCCCGACTGGCAAGTATGTATCTTGGTAGAAGGTATCTTTGATGCACTTAGCTTGAATGCGTGTGCATTGACTCACAACACAATAAGCGAAGAACAAGCGGCTTTGCTATCACAACTAAATCGTAGAATAATTTTTGTACCTGATCGTGACAAGACGGGATTGTCAACATGTGATAGAGCATTAGAGCTAGGATATAGTGTTAGTATTCCTGATTGGGATAGTAGTGTTAAAGATGTGAATGACGCTGTAGTAAAGTATGGTAAACTAATGACACTAATGAGCATTCTACAAAGTGCAACAACAAGTAAAATAAAGATAGAATTAAGGAAGAAGCAAATTGGCAAACAAAACGGATTCTAAGAAACAAATCGAATATACATCCGATGTACAAAAACTGTTTCTAAGAATGATGTTAACCAACGCAGAGTTGTACACTCGTGTTATGAACATCATGAATAGTGAGAACTTTGACAGGTCATTGCGACCGGTAGCAGAAATGTACAAGGAGCACACTGACAAGTACAAGGTTCTGCCGGATCAAACACAGATTCAAGCAATGACTGGTATAGATATTGAACCTATTCCAGAAATGAATGAGGGTCATCAGGACTGGTTCTTAGATGAATTCGAGGCTTTTACTAAACGACAAGAACTAGAACGAGCTATTCTCAAAGCAGCCGATATGCTTGAGAAAGGTGACTATGGTCCTGTTGAAAAACTGATTAAAGACGCTGTTCAAATCAGTCTACAAAAAGACATGGGTACTGATTACTTTCATGACCCTAAAGGTCGTATCAATAGGTATTTCAATGCAGGTGGTCAAGTCAGCACAGGCTGGCCTCAGATGGATAAGATTCTGTATGGTGGCATGAGTCGAGGTGAATTGAACATCTTTGCAGGTGGCTCAGGTTCAGGTAAGTCATTAGTCATGATGAACATTGCATTGAACTGGTTGCAAGCAGGCATGAGTGGTGTTTATATCACACTTGAACTTTCAGAAGAACTTACTTCATTGCGTACTGATGCTATGTTAACAAGCATGGGTACAAAATCAATTCGCAAAGATATTGATACAACCGATCTCAAAGTTAAGATGGTAGGTAAGAAGTCTGGTAAGTATCGTGTCAAAGGTTTGCCTGCACAAAGCAATGTCAATGATATTCGGGCTTATTTAAAAGAGGTGCAAATTCAAACAGGTATCAAGATTGACTTTGTTATGGTCGACTACTTAGACTTGGTTATGCCGGTGTCTGTTAAAGTCAACCCCAACGATCAGTTTATTAAAGACAAGTATGTTGCAGAAGAATTGCGTAACTTAGCTAAAGAACTAGGTATATTGTTAGTTACTGCGAGTCAGTTGAACCGTTCAGCAGTTGATGAGATAGAATTCGATCATAGTCACATTGCAGGTGGTATCAGTAAGATTAACACAGCAGATAATGTGTTTGGTATCTTTACAAGCCGTAGTATGCGTGAACGGGGTAAGTATCAAATGCAGTGTATGAAATCTCGCAGTTCTACAGGTGTAGGTCAAAAAATTGACTTAGATTATAATGTTGAAACAATGCGTATTACAGACGAGGATCCAGATGGTTATGCTGAACAACAGGCAAAATACAAGCCAAGTCCTAGCCCTACTGATATCATGAGTCGTCTACGACCACAATCAACGTTAGCCGCTACAGATCCTATTATAGATCAAGCTACAGGAGAAATACTAGAACCCATAGAAAAGAAGGTTGTAGCTGATGTGCAGGGCACAAAACTCAAAGCATTATTGAATTCGCTAAAGAAGTAATAAAGCATAAATACAGTTAGGACAAATTTTATGCAAAAGAAAACCCGTTCCCTTTTGGAAGAATTAGAAGCTATTGGTAATGATCGTGATATGACTCATGTTATTGAAAACAGAGCACATAATATCATTACCAGCGCAATAAATTTGATTGAGTTGATTAACAAACACTATGATAAGGATACTTCCGAGCTATTGGAAAAGAAACTATTAAGTGCAATCAAAGGGCGAGACCAAGCAAGATTTGCTAAAAGTATAAGGAAAAATCATGAGGCTGAATGATTTTCAACAGCGAGTTGATGAAAAGTTAGAAAACTGGATTGGTAATTACGGCGCATCCACTGTTCAACAGATGAAGAACAGAATGAAAGGTGATACTGAAGGTGAGTTATCTGTTGCAGAAAAGATGGGCAAAAATAAGTTCATCAATGATTTTGTAGCAAGAGCGTATGCAACACTAAACAGCGAGATTCAAAGCGGTCGAGTAGATCCTAGTGCATCTTCTACTCCGAAACCAAAAACGCCCGCAGAAATTAGAGCAGAAAAACAAAAGTCCGCGGCCGCGAATGCACAATCTCAAATGGCATCACCAGCAAAGCCAGCAGCCCCTCAAAAGGTTGACCCTCAAGCGGCTGAAAAGCTAAAAGGTAAATTAAAAGCTGGACAAGGTCTAGGTAAAAAGACAGGTGCGGGATTTAAAGATTATGTAGGCGGTAGCGGTGAAAGAATGACAGGAGTTGACGCAAGTAGAGCTCCTGTATTTAAAAAGATACAGCGTGAAAGTCGCTATGATAGATTAAACAACATCTTTGAAAGCTTATTAACAGAAGCTGAATCTGTAGGACAATTCTTTAAGCGTTGGTTACCTACATACATGAAGGGCGTGAATTTATCAGATCCTCACACTCAGTCGTTGATACAATCTATCGAAGACACTTATGCTCAGGATAAAGGCAAGGCTGCACTAACTCAATTAGCTAACGCAGCCTATGCCGCTAGTTTTGCCCCAGGGTTTGGTGGTCAGGCACAACAAGGTCCGCAAGCATCAGATGCTATGATGAAAGCTATCAGTACTGCATCAAATGCCAAAGAACTTGCAGCTGGAATCAGAACAGCAATGACAAGATTGAACGCATTAGATAAAACAGCGTATTCTAGTTTTGTACAAGAATTAGTTAAGGCAGCAAACACCCCTGTTCCAGCAGAGCCGGCGGCAAAACCGGCCCCGGCAACAGGTGCAGTCCGGGGCAATAAACCCGGTGCACCTACACCGGACGAATATGCTAATCTAGAAAAACGAATTCAAAGTCAAATGGGGGCAAAATGAACTTATCAGAATCACTAGCTTCATTAAGAAACACATTAGATAACATAGATTATGACAAAGACCAGGTCTTATCAGAAGACAAGGGTCATTTAGATCATCCTGAAGATTTGATATTCTTAGGTGGAGTTCAAGGGGCTACTAGAGCAGTTCAATCTATGGTAGATACGGTACAAAACCCTGACAGAGTGACCATTAAATGGGACGGCTACCCTGCCTTGATCTTTGGACGTGACAGTCAGGGTAGATTCAGTATCATGGACAAACACATGTTCAACAAAAAAGACGGTACCGGTCGCCAAGTTTATAGCCCAGAACAGTTTGTACAATATGATATGGCACGTGGGGTTAACCGCGAAGACTTGCATCAAATTATTGCTGATCTCTGGCCTGGACTAGAAAAGTCAGATAGAAGCAAGGGTTATTACTGGGGTGACTTATTGTTTTCTCAACCTCTACAAGACCAGAATGGCATGTATAAGTTTAAAGCTAACCCTAATGGTATTGCATATACAGTTGAAGCTGATAGCGAAGTGGGGCAATTGTTTAACGGCAAGCAGGCAGCTATCGTTGTTCACCAGTTTATACCTGCAAATGCAATGACCACCGATGATGCTACGCCATTAGACGGAACTATAGGGAGTTTGAAAAACAACAGCAACGTAGCTATTGTTCCTGCTAAAATGCCTATTGCCCCTGCATTAAAATTAGATAATGCCGCAGCTAAAAAAGCAAGTGCAGTGATACAAAAGTATGGTCAATCAGTAGACGAATTGATGAATTCAGCTCCTCAAGCTAGAAACACTTTCAATGGTTTATTCACTACATACATCAACAAACGAATTGTGCAAGGAAATCTTAATGATTTGATGCAAGGTTTCTATGATTATGTTGCTACTCGTCCAATGACAGATTCAATGAGAACTAAAATAGACAATCACTTAGAACAAAACAAAGCGGGAGTTCAGGGTGCATTTGAGATTTGGGTAGCACTGTACAACATGAAAATGAATATAGTAGCTCAGTTAAACAAGGCTGCTGAAGCAAGTCCCGTCAAAGGCTATTTGGACGACGGTACACAAACTCAAGAGGGGTTCGTCAGTCACGGATTGAAATTTGTAGATCGTATGGGATTTTCACGCCAAAATCTCGCCGGAAGATAAGCCAAAACCGACATTTTTTTGTGCCAGGCATAAATATATACATGAATCAGTAGGATTCAAATTTTTTAAGGATATTTTATCATGGCACAATTTACAAGAGTTAACGGTGACTTTTTACCCGTAATCAACTACGATAGCCCAGCGTACACAAACTCTGGCGTTAATGCTTTAACTTCTGCGGCTACAGTTCAGCCTCAAGGTCCTAAGCTAGACTTCTTCACGATCACTGGTAACGGTTCACAAATCGCTGACAACATCGCTACAGTGTTCCAAACTGTTGAGCAATTAGCTACTATGCACATCTATGAGTACACAAACGCTACAGATGACACATTGGCAATCGCTATTTACCCAGTTGGCGCATGGACAACTACATCTCTTGACACTGCTTTAACAGCGGCTTGGACAAGTGCTAACGTTTCTGTTGCAGCTACTGCTACATTCACAGGTTAATTTTAACTT